GCCTCCGATATAGCAAATACCTATGCTGTCTTTATTCTCGCCCTTAGTGTGAGCTCCAGACCTTTCAATAGGACGACCAACTTCAGTTAGTCCATCTAAACTAATAATATAATGATAACCGATGTCTGACCATCCTCTACCATCAACGTGCCAACCTCTAATAGTATCGACTGAAATGTCTTTACCTTCTTGTGTAGCTGAGCAATGTACTATTATTTTATTTATTTTTCGCATTACTATTCTTTCTTTTATGCGTTTCGTATATCTTTTGTGCTGTATAACCAATAGATAAAAGCAATAGAATAACCTTTAAACTGTTTTCAACGTGCGTAAAGCTAACCATCAATGAGGTTGCATTAAATACTCCTAACTTGAAATCTTCCATACTCATAACTTGATTCTATCTAAGAACCTATTCCAGCTTACTATACAGAAAAACTGAAACGCTTCTATTTTGTCCGCTAAATATCTTAATACTCTAACCATTATATTTTGTATGAGTCATATTCTAAACCAAAGAAACTATGTACTCCGTTTCCACTTAAGTCAACAGCAGCAGACTTCCATCCATAAGGGTGGTCAGCTTTTACTGTCTCGCCTTCTTCGTTAGTTGAATCGCTTAAATCCCAAAGAGAATCAATGTGCCACTTAGCAGATAATACTGGTGCTTTAGTTTCTTCTCCGTCTTCGTCGTACTCTCCAGCTTCTAAGACTATGTGTCCTAAGTGTACTAAAGTGTGCTTGTGAGTTGGATACTCGTTTCCATCTTCGTCTTCAGCAGTTCCTAATGCTTTTATTTTAGACTCTGCTACTTCTCTTGAATCGAATTCATATTTTCCTATACGCATAATATTTATTTTTAATTTAATTATTTACTCTTGTTAGTTTAATGTGTGTATTTATTACCCTTATGGTTATAACTATTAGTGATTATATTGTTGTTAATGATGCTAATTCTGCGTCTGTTAATGCGGTATTGTAAAGTTTTATTTCATTATAATTTATATTATTGTTTGGCGAAAAAATAAAATCATTAAAAGCAATATTGTTTATACCACTAAGAGTATGGCTTAAAGAACCATTTATAAAAACTTTTGTTGATGTTGAATTATATTTTATTGCTAATTTACAAACAGAACCAGTAATTAATGATAACGATTGATTGAATAAGCCACTTGAATTTTCGATTCCAAATAATCTTGGCACTGCATTTGAAAAATAAATATTAATTCTGTTATTATTATCCTCTTTTATTTGAAATAAATTTCCAGAACTACCATCAAAATTATTTACAGATAAAAAATCTATATAAACAACACCCTCTGTTTGTCCTATAACACCACTTGGAGTAGTTTGATTACAAGTTTCTACAACCCTCGTTACAGCACTTCCAGATGTAGGGATATACGATGTAGCGTAACTGCCTTGTTCTAATTGTGCTCCCCAAATGTAAATACCAGAACTTCCATCTCCTTGATAACTTGAAGAATTATTATTAACCATACTTATATAAAATCTTACACCAGAGTTACTTTGCGAAACAGTATAGGTTAAAGAGCATCTAAACCAATCATTACCAAAACTTTGAATAGAAAAAGTAGGAGTTGCTCCTGTACCTACTGATGTTGCAGTTCCATTTGTTAAATCAAAATTAACTTTAGGATTTTCTCCTCCTCCAGATGCAAAAGATTGAATCTGTAAATCTCTTTCGCTTTTTTTCGCAAATAAAGATAATGATACTACATTATTTACTGAAGACGTTGTATAAACTGGTTGTACAAGTAAAAAGTGTGAGCCATTAGCAGTATCTTCAATTAACTTACTTGCATTTGAACTTCCATCTGGAGATATTGTTGAATTACTTGTAATTGATGCCCTTGTTTTTGCCCAATACGATTGACTGAAACTTTCACTATACTTTACTAAATTAGTTCTCGCTGGCTCTAACAACAAAGCACCTTTAGTATTATCCTTAAAGTCAATTCTTGGCTCTCCACTACCAACTGTTTCTATTAAACCAGATTGATTAACAACAGTAGCACTTGATGCTCTACTGAATGAGAATGGCAGCGGCTTAAAGTTATTATTTTCGTCATTGAACGATAAAACTGTATCTTTACCAGTTGCCCATTTTCCAGCTCCTAATTTTAGTGTATTAGCCATTGTATATTATATTTAAATTTAATTCGTTTACCATTGATTCCCAGCTTCTGTAACTTGTAAGCGTTTCTAGCTCTAAATCCGTCAAAATTGTATCGTAGTAACCTATTTCTTTTGTCTTACCATAGAAAGGTTGTGTTCCACCAGTTGCATTTGCAAAATTTAAAGATTTAAACCCACTTGCCATTGCTGCTGATGAAATTGTAATTACCTCGAATCCATTAAAAAAAAGAGAAACATCATTTACTTTGTATTTTAAAGCAAATTTATTAAAATTCCTAAAACCTAATGAACCAACATCATAAAACTCCTCAAATTCAGCAGAACCACCATTAGAAACCATAAATAAAGAAACTTTATTAGAGTTATTGTAACCAATCCTAATAGCTAATCTATTATTTGTAGTTAAATCAGATATTGAAATATATCCATCTGTTGTGCCACCATTTGAAATCACATCAGCAAACAACACTCCTTCACTATCATTAAACACTTCGCTATTACCAGCATTATTAGCAGTTTCAGCCACACGAGTCGTTGCAGAACCTTGCGTTGGTATGTAGGAAGATGCAACGTTTCCAGTTTCAAATTGTGCCCCATAAACGTAAATACCACTACTGCCATCTCCAGTGTATACATCACTTTCTCCGTTGTTTGGCATTATATATATATATTTGTTTTTGTTGATAGAAGTAACTGAACAACGATACCAACCATTTGAAATAAGTTCTATTTTTGATGTTGAAGTTCCGTTATCAACTGAAGTTCCGTTCTTAAGATTAAAAGTAGATGAATCCGAAGAATTACCACCACAGTATATGGTTATATGATTTCTTTCTGCTTTTTTAGCAAATAAACTAACTGTGTTAGTACTGCCATCAGCAGAACCAAGAGGTTTTTCTAAATAATGTGTTCCATTATTCGTACCCTCAACTAACTTACTTGCGTTTAAACTACCATCTGGAGATATAGCATTATTACTTACTATACTTGAATTACCTTTAATCCAATACGATTGGCTAAAATCTTCCGAATAAGACAATAAATTTGTTGCTGCCTTTTCCAAAAGTAGCACTCCATCACTTGTATCTGTATAATCTATTCTTGGTCTATCGTTTGTTACTACCTCAATTAAACCTTCTTTATTAACTCGTGTCGCTGATGTAGACCTTGTAAACGCAAAGGGCAAAGGCTTGTAATTTCCATTCTCGTCATTATAAGCAAGCGTTGAACCTTTTTTTGTAGCCCACGTTTTATTGCCGAATTTTAGTGTTTGTGCCATATCTATTTTGTTAAACTATATTCTTTTAATTTATTAGTCTGCATTAATGCAAAGTTATACGCTATTGATGCTCTTTCTTCTGTATCAAAAGAACCTAAATACATTTTCTTGCCATTTAAATAAATAGATGATATCCATTTTTTATCTTGAGGCTTCCAATAAGCACCAGTATATTTTGATGTACCTTGCTTATCTTTAGAAACATTTTCTCTTTGTGATATGTATTGAAGGTTTATCAAATTATTATCAGTACTAATATTATTTATGTGGTCTATAACTGTATTTTCTTTTTTACCTAAAAAGGTTTCGGCAACTAACCTGTGAACAGCATAACTTTTAGATTTCATATCTTTTGACAGTCCAACAATAAGGTAATTATTTCCACCATTCTGTGCTTTTAGTATTTTTTCCTTTATAAAATACCCACCATTACTTGGATGATTAACCCATTTTTTTAATGACTTAACTCTACCTAAATCACTAACTTGATATTTACCCTCGTATCCTTTTATGTCTTTCCAATTTTCCATATTACTAATATAGTGAATTTACGTTATAATTCATAACTACTCGATGGTGTATAATTGTCCCTCTGCCATATCTGTAAAAGATTGCCAAGACGTTAATTGTTCAAGTTGTGTATCTGCAATAGCTGAATCAAAGTATTGTAGTTGTTTGGTGTTTCCGTAGAAAGGTTGATTTCCAGCACCAAAATTAAAATCTAAATCATTTAACCCACTTAATGAAATTGCATTTGTTTTAGTTATTAATTCAAACCCATTAACATATAAAGATATATCTCCACTTTTGTACTTTAAGGCAATCTTGTTTGAATTAGATGTATCTATATTAATATTACCAGAAACTGTTGCAACACCACTAAAAATATCAAAATACAACGTATTTGTACCATAATAATAAACATTAACACTATTAGCAATCGCACCATTATTTATAGACCAAGAAGTTGTTGATACACTACCATCTTGCCTACTTATCTCTGCCATCAGCACACCTTCTGAATCGTTAAACGTAGAAGCGTTCCCAGCTCCAGTAGCAGTTTCTGCTGAACGAGTTACTGCTGTTCCGCTTGTTGGTATGTAAGATGTTGGATAAGAACCAGCTTCAAGCATTGCTCCCCAAATGTAAACACCGCTTGTTCCATCTCCACTTACAGTACCAGCTGAACTTGGACAATATATTCTAAAACCAGTTGTTGCAGCTACTGAAATACATCTATACCAACCATTTCCATAATATTCCATACTACCAATACCACTACCTTTATTTGTAAAAGTACCATTTGAAAGGTCAAAAGCAACACCATTTGAAGCAGAACTACCATCTAAAATTTCAAAAGTATTTACACCATCTGCTTTAGCAAAAATTGAAGTAGCACAAGTTTGAGAAACAACTAAACCTAAATCATATATTTGATGTGTTGTTGATACTATGGATGGTATTATTTTATCAGCGTTTAAAGTCCCATCTGGACTTATAGCAACATTTTGTGATATTGTTATTTCTTGTTTTCCCCAAGCAGCATTGCTAAAATCTTCTGAATAAGGTATTAAATTAGTCCTCGCTGGCTCTAAAATGTGATGCGGACATCCTTTCTGAACACCATCTATCAATGGGTAGTCAAGTCTTGATTGACCGCTTGCAACGTTCTCTATTAATCCTTGTGCATTTATTCTTGTTGCTACGCTGCCTCTTGCAAAAGTAAAGTCTCCCACACCATCACTCGGTAATACAGAGTATAACTTAGTGCCTTGTGCTGCTGGTATTAATGCTAATTTTGGTTTTGCCATTGTTTAATTATTTAAGTCTTGTAATGCTGTTGTGTGTGTCCAATCTGCTAAACATTTTACTGCTTCTACTTCTTGTCTTTCATTCATTGTAAACTGTCCACTAACGAAATCTGGTTTAGTGCCTATTGATGATGCTGTCTCTATTGCATTACCCCACCAAGTTGTGTTATATATTTCTCCGTATCCCATCTTTTTGTTTTATATCAGTTTTTTCTTCTTTTACACTTTTACTCTCTATGTACTGTTTTAGTTTTTTGAGATTTATTTCTTTTACTTTATACTTCATTGCTTTTGATAGTGCATTAAATTATTTGTTATATAATTAATCCTATTAATGGTGTTAAACCTAAAACCCATCCGTTAAATGTTGTGTCCGTATCTGGGCTTATATCCTCATTGCTATTTTGATTATACTCTGGAAACAAGTTATCATTGTAACATAAGTAATCTACCATTCTTGTAGAGTAGTAGTTAGCGTATTCTCTTGCCTTAGATACTAAATAGTCAACCTCGTTTTTATCTACGTTTTGTGCAGTTTCACTACTATGCTTAAATACACCTCCGTTTTTTATTTGATAAGCTGCAAAAGGAATATAATTCATCTGAGCGAACCATATTAATGTTGGTTGAACGTAATCATTAACTAAAGTTAGATAATTACCAGACAAACCAGTACCTCCACCAGCTCCAGAAGTAATATCTGCACCAATTTTTTTATATAGCTCTGTTCCTAATAAATTTTGTATGTCGATTTGTTGGGCGACCTTAATAAATTGTATAAACTTGTCAGTATCTACATTGCCATCTATTATAGAGTTCTTAACTAAGTCCGTTCTGTTTATAAATAATGCTGTTGCCATATTAATTCTTAAATCCTATTTTATTCCAATAAGCTGCTGTATAACCCTTATACGGCATATCCTTAGGAGCTACAGGTACTTTCTGTGCGTTAGCCTCTGGTTTAAAACCTCTTGACCTTGCCTCTGTTGTACTAATAGCACTTCCTAAGCCTTTACCACCTTCTTTACGCACAAATGTTTTCCTAACCCATTTATGTTGACATCTTGCACCACCTTTATAAAGCCATATAGAATAAGTATTTGAGCCTCCCTTTCCGAATCCAGCATTTACAACCTTTTCATCCATTGATATAATGTCCTCTTTTCTGTAAACTTTTTTAGCATCTACCATTTTCTTACAGAACTTTCTTGAGTTTGCACTATACGATTGTGGGCTATACATATATCTTACTAAAAACTCGTTGCCTTTCTCATCAGTTTGTTTACTTGTACCATCTTGCTGACTCTCTCTATAAGGTGTTGCTTTACCTGTACTAACAAATTCCCATACCTTAGCAAGTGTGCTTTTTTCTTTTGGTTTATTAAGGTCTGATATAACCTCATCTAAGCCTACTTCTTCATCGTAGTCAACTTCTCGTTCATCTATTACATCAAAGTCGCTTAAAAGCTCTGATTCGTCTTCTCCTAAGTCTATTAAGGCATCAGCTATATCACTTCCTAATTCGTCTGGTAATTCTTGACTTAATTTAACTCCTGTTTCTTCTTCTCTTGTTTCTTCATCTTCTACATTCTCTAAATCTATAAATTGTAGAGGTTGTAGTGTCTTAAAGTATAATTTTAAGCTAATTTGATTGTAAGCTAATATAGAATCAAAAGCATCTATCAATAAATGTTGGAAAGGTGCTATAACTAAGTTTTGCATCAATATAGAAGCAGTTTTTAATTCTTCTGCATTGTTTCCTAAGCCTGTAGCATCTTTAATCCCATAAAGCATAGGAGATACAACTCTATGACCTACCATTATCTTTTCAGTAGCTTGACTTGATACATACTCATAAGTATTGTGAGCATCACTAATAGGTAATGTCTCTACTGTTGCTGCTGCATCTTGGTTATCATTAAAAGCAAGGATAAATTTATTTCCTCCTGTGCCTGTAAACTTCTGTGCTATGCGATTCTCTAACGCTTGTCTTTCTTCTGCGTTTGGTGTTCCATTGTTAAATTGAATTAGTGTGTTAGGACTAAAGCTACCTTGAACGTTATTCAAGTGAAAGTTTGATACTTCGCTTTCTATCTCACACCATTGTAAGCACCCTGTATAGTCTGGACTACTATAATATTTGTATCCAGCTCTGTAAGGCTTTACATATATAATCTCTATGTTTTCATTACTACATCCAAATGTTGGAATTCTTTTTAGTTCTGTTCTTGGTTTTACATTTGACCAATCATCTGAATAAAAATATCCTTCTATCTCTCCTTTTTCGTTACACTTCTCAGCTCTTAAGTTTTCTACTGGTATATGAGCAACTTGAGCGATTGTCTTTCTGTCCTTTGAGTAGATTACTTGCATTGCACATTGACCCATTAGCTTTAAATCAAAACATAGCTTTTGTACACAGTCTTTGTGAAACATTGTAATCATTTTAGCGTATTGCTCTGGTCTTCTACTTGAATCAGAAGCATCTAAGCCAAGTCCGTATATTTGTTGGCTAATAGCGTTTATAATAGCGTTGTTTGTTGGACTATTCTCATAATTAGAGATTAAGTGTCCAAAGAAATTATTATCACTACCATAAGCCACCCATTGCTTATTAGACTTCTCTACAATCTCTGGGCTTGTGTAACTACTTAAATTTACAATTCTTAAATCGTTCATATTATAATATAATCGTTATCAAAACTATCCTCTGAGGTATATTCTCCATCATTTACAGAATAGTAATCGTTGTTTACTTGGTTTACTGTTTGGTCTGTACAGAATACTCTATCCTTGTATATGACAGCAGTTCCGTTTTTAATTTCGAGAGTATAAAAATCTCCTTCTGTCAAAGTACCAAAGGCAATAGTGAAAGTCATATAATTACCATCAGTTGATGCAGTAGGTGTTTTAGTTATTAATGCTCCTGTGCTTTCGCTTGTAAGTTTTACAGTAATACCACCATCAATAAATTGTCTTGGAATTACCTTAAAAGCCTTATCCCCATTAGTTCCTATTAACTTCATACTAATATATAAACAAAACTAAATTATTTTGTATTGTATATAAATAAAAAAAGCCCTCCCAAAAGGAAAGGCTAATTTTAAATATAAATAATCTACTAAGCTGGAACTATAGAAGTTGCAGAAGCTACATCTGGAATAGTACAGAAGAATGGAGGATTAACTTCCATAGCTACCGCAGTGATTGTAAATCCTTGTAAATCTCCAGCAGCAGCACCAGAAACGATAGTCCCTCCTGTGATTTCAGCACCATTTTCTTTACCTATTAGTAAATACTTAATTACTCCAGCACCATTAGGATATAGTTCAGCTACATAATGAGCTCTACCTCTATTAAGAAGTTTTATCTCCTCTTGAGTAGCTACATCTAATACTTGAAAAGTAGCATTTAATGTACTTTCATAGTATGTAGTTCCATTCTCTCTACTCGAAACTACAGTTGTCTCTAAAGATGTTTGACCACCTTTTACTTCAAACTTGAAGAATTCTGCTCCACTACTTGGTAGTGTTACAGTTCCACTACTGTCTGCTAAAGCAGCTACAGTAGCACTAAAATCTAAGATGTAAATATTTTTAATTCCAGCAAAGGCAGTTTTACATCCTACCCCTCTACCTTTTGTTATTGCACAAGCCATATTTTTTTGATTTTAAATAAAAAAGGGTAGGCAGTTCTTGCCCACCCCTTTAAATTAGTTAATTAGTAATTAAGAATAAAGTACGATATCTGCACCGATTCCAATTTGTACCCCAGCAGTATAACGCATAACTACACGCACATTTTGAGAACCATCAGTTTCTGACATATCAATTACTCTTACTTCGTTTCTGTCATCTAATAGACCTGTTCCAAAGAATAAGTTAGACTTCTGAGCCAATACAGCGTTGTTGTCTGCTAATCCTTGTGCTACAAATATATTGATTCCTTCAAAAGTCAATTGACCTCCGTTGTACCAAGTAGTTCCTTTAGAGTCTACACCATTACCGCCTAATCCAGAAGTTCCGAATCCTCCTAAAGCACGAATGTAAGCTCTTGCAATGTTGTTTGAGATGTAAAGAGTTAAATCTTCTTTCCCTAATACAGAAGCACTTGCAGCATCTACTATCCTACCTAATTGTGCAATTACGTTTGCAGCAGTTACAGTAGTTTTAGCAACATCTACAACAGTTGAATCAGCAGCCATTAAAGTTTTAAAGCCATTAAAAGACCCTTCTCCAGCAGCACCACTCCAGATTGAAGTTTCAGTAGCGTTAGCAACCTCAGCAGCAACTCTTGAAATTACATAGTCAGAGAATAATGGAGGTAGTTCGTCAAAAGCACTAAAGCCCATTTGAGCAGCTTCCCAGTCAGCGTGAAGCTCTTTCTTACAGATTTGTAAGTTTACTTGTAGTTCAGCTGGTGTTAGTACTTTTTCAGTCAAAGTAAGTCCAGATGTTGTAGCATCGAAATCACAATCAGCAGAACGTACTATGTTTGAAAAAGTTCCTACTTTCATAGCAGCTTTATACTTGATGTTTGGTAAAATAGTTACAGCTCCAGCATCTAAAGTTGAAGCAGATAATAGGGCAGCACCTAAGTACTTCCCAGCAAATTCTCCAGCGTATGAGGAGTTTGTAATAGTTGGATTTGGCATTTTATTTAATTTTAGTTGTTAATTATTTTGTTTAATACTCTATCAAAAGTTGAAGGTTTGCGATTTTGTGCAAACTTAAAACTTGGTTTGTTTGTTGAGTCAGCTTCTGGATTAGCCATAATAGGCTCAGCACTTGGCTCGTTTAATTCTTCTTGAACCTCTTTTGGCACTTCGTTTAATTCGTGCTTAGATAATTCCTCTGTAATAAGGTTTCCTAAGTCTTCAGAACTCATTTCTTCTTTAGGCTCAAGCATTGCTTTGATTTCTTCAATCATTTCTTTTACCTCAGCAAGTTCTTCTTTAGTAGCGTAGCCCATTTCTTCTTTTTCTTCTTCTTGAGCTTCCACTTCTTCTACTTCTTCTTCTACTTCTTCTTCTCCAGCTTCTTTAACTTCAGAAATAATTCCTTCTTCAGCTACTACTAAGATTCTTCCATCTTCGAGTTGATACCCTCCAACAGGTAGAGCTACTTTTTCATTTTCATCTTCAGTAACGATAAATATTTCGTTATCTGCTTCAAATGCATCTGCCTCTAAGACAGTACCATTTTCTAACGCTTGTTGTTCTAACTTAACTTCTTCAGATAAGCCTACAACTTCCTTGATTTTACTAATCATATCATTTGTGTTCATATTAATATATAATGGTTAAAAATTAATTTTGCATTTTCAAATACTTCCTATTCCTTGAGCCCTTAAACTTCCGTCGCAACATTTGGTCTTATAAGTGTTATCTTTACATAAACATCCTTTTCTACTACTCTTTGGACTTGTCTTGCTTGGTGTTATAAATTCTTTTGATTTGTTCTTCATTTCTCTAACTCTTTTAATTTACTACCAGCCCATCTTAATCCAGCTTTACCACCCCATAATAAATATGAGATAGTACCACAAGCCTTAGAATCTCCTTCATCATAATACTCCTCAGCTCTTGATAAATAGCTAAACATTCTTTTAATTGTTTCTTTGCTTATTGGTTTCCCTTGTGCTAATTGTTGAGCCCTAACCTTACCTACTTGTGTAGCACATTTATTGTCTACCTTTTCATTTAATTCTAAACCTCTCTTAGCATTATTCTTAACTCCACTTGGATAATCTGAATAGCTTTCTAACTCTATATCTTCATTCTTTAATATAGCAGTTACTTGACTTAATAAGTACTCTGCTTCTTCTTCTTCAATCTTAGCTAAATCATCTTTGATGGTTTCTTTAGGTCTTTCCATCTTGTCAGCAAAATAGCCTTCTATTGAAAACCCTTTTACCTTACCTGTTTTTACAAACTCATTCCAGATTTTATCGTTGTTCACTTTAACAGAACCAACCCAAGTACCTAATGGTAAATCCATACCATACTTAACTGACTTGTCGTGTACCTTATCTTCTACTATCCAAGACTCTACTAAACTAAGTCCGTTTATTTCGTATTGGTGTTCTAAGGTTGAGTTGTTTTGTTTGCCTTGCATCAAATACATTTGAGAGGCTTTTAAGACAGTATCTTTTGAAAAGTATATATAATACTCATCTTCTCCGTTTCTTCTGTATATAGGCTTATTTGGGATTAGTAAAGCACCCATTAATATACGCTTCTCTTTGTCTACCTCAGCAAGTTTAAACTCTTGTGATTTAAGAGCTATAAAATCTTCTTCTATTGCTGGATTCTCTACTACGCTAATAGCTTCAATTCCTATCTCTTGGTCTTCGTCTAAAATCAGTTCTACTATTCGCATATTATTATATAAAGATTTTTAATTTATTTTGTATTTATCCTATCGTTGCTCCTTCAATAATATTGTTTTGTAAACTCTGAGCTGTTGTTACATCGTTAGACACTACATAAGCCTGTACAGGTTGCTGTTCTTGTGTTCCTATTGCATCAGCTAATTGATTTGTCTCACTTGCACCTACAATGTTAAAAGCTGGAGGTTGTGGTGCACCACCACCGACGGATGCACCGCCACCAGCAGCACTTCCTTTACTTGGATTTGTAGAAGCTATTTTTTTAAGCTGCATTGCAGAAAACGCACCAGCTAAACCAGCTTGAATAATTGGGTAGGCTGGAAAAACAGCAGTTACAGGAGATTTTTGTGCTGTGGTATATGCGTTTTGTACACCCTCTATACCGCTTATTGTTGCTTGTGCTAATGCAACTCCTTTTCCTATCTTACTCCCTTCTCCAGCTACTTCAGATATTAGACTCAATGTGTTTTTAGCTATTCCTACTTTAGCATCTTTAACTTTATTATCTAACTCTATCTTTTCGTTAGTTTCTTTTATTCTTTCTTCACTTGCCTTAGTTTTTATTGCATCTTCCTCAGCTTTTCTTTTATCTCTTCTTTCTTTGTCTATTGCATCAAACTCAGCTTGTTTAGCTGTTTCTTTTTCATTTAAAGAGTCAATTAACTCTTGACTTAATAATCCATTTGCTAAAGCCTCAGCCATTAAAGCTTTATTATGTTCTCTTATTTTTTGTAATTCTAATGCTCTTGCCTCATCTTCTTTATTAGCACTCTCGTCTCTGATTCTACTTTTTAAATCATTAAGCTTATTAATCCTTTCTTCTTCTTGTTTTAATCTTTCGTCTTCAAGATTTTTTATTTTATCATTTGAACTCTTAATATCTTTAGGACTTAGACTCCCCTTTTTTAATCCTTCTTGAAGTTTTGATATTTTTGTTTGTATATCAGCTGCACTACTTTCCAGTTTTTTAGCAGTATTAATACTCTCGTTTACGTTCTTAGCATATTCTAAATTTTTAGCAATAGCTTGAGAAGCAACACCTCCAACACCAGCAATATTAATTTTGATTTTCTGCCAAAAACTTGGGTCTAATGATTCATCTCCAGCTATAACCTTAGCCCTTGCTTCAGCAGCCTTAGCATATAATACCTCAGCTTGTGCTTTTAATTTTGTTGTCTCTATAACTATTGCAGCATTAGAAACAAGTAATCCTTCCGCTTCTGATAAACTTGTTGCATACCCTACAGATTCCCCTAAGCTCTCATTGTATTGTTTTAGTGCTTCGTCTTTTGAAATTGTACCATTCTTAGCCTGTTCAAAAACATTATCCATTTTTGTAATGGATTTCTGTACTTTCGATACTGCTGAAACAATATCATCTTGAGCTTCTTTATATGCCTTAGATTCTTCTGAAGCACCACTTAAAGCATCTTTTACTTTGTCCCAGTTAGCAACTAAAGCACCAACTAAAATAACAAAAGCACCAATTCCTGTAGCGACCATTGCCTTTTTAAAGCCACTAAGACCCTTAGAAGATAATGATATCGCCTCATAAGAATCCTTAAACTGTTGAGCTAAACCACCAGTCAAGTTATTTAAAATCCCCATTGCACCACCATTAGATACAAGGTCACTTGTTAAATCTTGAGAAGAACTACTTAATGAGTTTTGTTGTACCTTTAACTCTTTGACAGATAAATTTTGGTCTTTTATAGAATCCTTAACGTGATTTAATTGAGTGTTTAATTGCTTTTGAGCTGCTAAAGAATTTTTAGGAGTATCTCTTAACTGTTGCTCAAGCTTTTGTTGCTCCCTTTGTAGCTCTATTGTAATCTGCTCTTGCTCCTCTAATATACTATTTAAAAGAGTAATATCCTTTACAGCATCTTTAGCATTTACATTGATATCTATTGTTTTCTCTATAGCCATTTTATTTCTTGTTTAAGTGCTTTGTATCCCTCTTTTAATGTTGTAGGTAGTTTATGCTTACCTTGTGCTATTCTAATAGTCTCAGTCTCTCCGTTTGCGTATTTTAAACCCTCTATTATTAATTTTATCATTGTATAATTTATTTAAGGTGTAGGTGCTGTGGTTGTTATTATTATATCTTGAAATCTACTAAATGTATTATTAGCATATTCTACTTGCCCACTTAACTTAAATGTTGTTAATATTTGCAAACCTGTAAACTGATAAGTTGTAGTCGATTGTTTTTGAACTAAATTATCATTCACATACAACCAGTATCTTATAGCTCCACTTACAGCAGTCCAGCTTGTGTTTGCTGTTGTAGAACCTACCGAAGTAGTTCCAAAGTCAGCCATTCTTGGCAAACCTCCATCTATACCATTTCGTGAATCATTTAAACTTGTAAAAACATTAAACAACTCTAACTCTGTTTTGTTTGTTAGTAGGTTTGTTTTTATTGTGTTTATTCTATAGCTCTTATTAGCTATTATAAACGTATCATTTAAGTTATAATTCAGCAATATTCTTAAGGGCAGATAAGCAGTTATTTTAGTCTTTCTTGCTTGTTTATCAAATATACTTGAGATGTAATCTATATAGTTCTTTTGGAATAAAGAGTTTGTGTTAAACGCTAAACTATTCTCATCCATCTCTGCACCAAAATTTAAAGTATTATTAACTATTGGAAGAGTTATATTAGAGTTAGATGGTCGCTTATAGTTTGTTATTTCTGTAGTGCCATTCCAAAATATAGAACCATCAGCATCTGTGTTTTTACAATACAACAACAATGGCTGTCCTATAGTTGCTTCTAAGTTATTATCTAATAAAGAGCCTTGTGTTACATTTGTTAAGTTCCCACTATCATCTCTTAATCTTTCATACATCATCTTTTCAAAGCCTATCTCTATTTTATAAGCTTCCCCATCAAACTCATCATTACCAGATGTTAAATTACCAAAGTCATCATCTTGAATATTATCAGAATTTTTAACCAAAAAGTATTCTTTGCTTTTAAATCTAAAGTCTACCTCTTTAAATTGCAGTAGCTTTCCTACACTTGATTTATTTACATCTACATAATCTGTAATGTCGTAAGCATTACCAGTCCTGTAAAAGTCTTGTAAAGACCTTACCACTATAACACCATCCTCTTTATATGCAGTTAGATTAAACATTTTAAACAAAGATGTCATAAAGTCTATAACCTTCATTTGTGGAATTTGACGAGACACTACAAAGGTGTTTAATATTGAGTTATTTGGAAAACTAAAAGTTCCATCTAAAACAACTCCAGATGTAGTATTTCTTGTAACTTGCAATGACTGAGTAATACTTAAAGTATTTTCAGCTTCAATAGTAAAAAAAATATCACTTGGGGTATTTATAAAACCTTCGACAAATTGTAAAGTATGTGAGCCTATAGTGTCATAAGTTTGTTGAGCTAATACATTTCCATTTGGCTCTGTAATTCTTACAGTTACTGGCTCAGTTGATGCTAACGTTATTGTGTAATAAAATACATACCAACCAGCTCCAACAGCACCTAAAGGTCTTACTTCATCTCCAGATGCTAAAGTTAAGTCATCATTAAAACTATTTTCAACAGTTAATAAACCTCCAGTAGTTAAAGCATTACTAACATTGCCAGAGTCTCTATGCAGTAACATATAAATAACCTTAAAATTAGAGCTGTTAAAAAAGTCATCACTAAAAGTAAGGTTATACTTAGACTCTATAGCTTCTATTATTTTTTTTATTCTTAACGCTGGTTTTAAATCTGTATAAATTAAGCTATCACTTCCACTTTGGTATTTATCGTTTGTATGTATATTAAAGTATTTGCTATGTGTTACTAACGGAAATACTATATCAGCAGTAACTGATGTTTGAAACTTACTTAAAACAGTTGCATCATCATAAGTGAAATTTAAACTATCTGGAAATGGTAAAGAGCTTAAGTCATCGTCTTGAAACAAATCTTTTAGCTCTACTATATCTCCAAAGAAGACAACCTTATAAGAATGAGCCTTATTGTTTTTTAAGTCTACTGTGTTTAGTCTTATCTTTCCCTTTCTAAAATCTACTCCGTTTAGTTTTATTATTGCATCAGCTTTATACCTTGCATCAAAGCTATTTATTATATCTGTATCTTGATAATGCTTAAAGAATTTGTTATTAGTCTTTGAAGCTGGTAAGTTAAACTGTTGTGAGAATGTTGTGAATATTTTAGATATATCTCTAACATCTTGTATGCTATCGGAAATGCTTACACTTTCATCATTAAACAAATCCATCTTAACGTAGTCGGTGTATATTCGATACGTTTCTCCGCTTGTCATTATATTGTTGTCAAGTGTTACTTGAGTAGCTGAATCTATTACTGTTATCTTTGCAGTAGTATTGTCTGTTGTGTTTTCTACCACATCCCCAACCTTAATTAAAGTCGTGAAGGTTGCTGATGAATCTACTAATTTATTTGTAGTTGTAGCACTTGCAGTACCTTGAGCTAAGAACTGACTCCGTATGTATAACTCTATTATCTGCATCTATCTAATATCGTTTATTGTGTTGTTAGCAAACTCTACCTCTATAGTGTAGTTTATTATTTTGTCGTTTAGTTGTGTCTTATATGCTAAACTTGTTGATGCTATATTTATAGGTAATGTCTTAAAGTCTATTTCTATCCAGCACTCCTCACTTAGTTCAAGTTGTTTAAATACATCGTTATAAGCTTCTGGGTAGTATCCTGTGTTTAATGTAAGCTTCTCGCTTCCTTGTTTAGTTAGTATTGTATCTTGGTGCTTGTTTATTGAATAACTTGCTCCACTAACTATGTTTCTCTTAAACGATTCTTTTTTTGTTGTTAGTGTTTTATTAGTTCTCTTGAAAAACCATATATCTTGTAAAGCACCAAACTTATTTACAAATGTTACTTTGTAAGGTTCATACTTACACTCCTCAACATTTTGTACTTTTAAAATTTTAACCTTGTTAAAGCCACCTTGTGAGTAACTAACGTGTATAGAATCGCAGTCCATAAAAATAAACTCATCCTCAAATTCTACAATACAAACATTATCCTCAAAAGTACCACCAGACTGTACAACTCTATCCTCAAAAGAATCAGCTCCATTAACTCCATTTGTGATATACCTAATTTGCTCACTACTTATAGAGTTTTGTGTTAAATTAACAGTTCTAACTATCTCTCCGTTTAGTAAATACGCTACTGAACTTGTTATAGAATTGTCAACAGGAAATACTACTGGAGAATCATCTAACTTTAAAATAATATCATTACTTATATAAACAGGACTATCGTTTTGTGGGTTAGCACCATCTTCAAAATACCCATATCCATTAAATGCTTTTCGGTAATTCCATCCACTTATTGTTTGAGCTACTCCGTTTATAGTTTGAGTTGTTCTATAATCTACCCATAAGA